TTTAGAGACGTTGCTCAAGCTTTTGTTGATGCTCTCAACGCTAATATTGATCGTTTTGCAAATCAAGATCGCGTTAATAATTATCTCAAAGAGCGAATTGATCAACTCACACGATTCGATGGCGAATCTAGTTATAGCGGAAAAGAACTGACTGAAAAAGATAGTAAGTCTATTTTAGATAAAGAGAAGAAGTTACCGGCTGATGCTGATGAATCGCTTAATGAATTAACGGAAGAAGTGAGCCAAGAGAAGACAGCAGAAAATCTAAAGGATAACTTTAACTTTGCGGCGGAAAGATATAACCAATTTAAAGACAACGAAGATCCGTTAGCCGATATGGTTAACTGTTACAAGGGGCTATGATGGCTAAACCTAAAGTCGATAAGGGTACCGGTTCGGGCATGAGTGCCGAAGATTGCCTAGCATTAGGCGAGAAGACGCTCACGTTATTTACGCGTGATGAATTGCAAGATTACGTGACGGAAGTTAAGAGACGGGCAGCCACTTATCAGGATGTAACGGGACAGGCCGCTATTAAGCGTGCGATGCAGGAAGTGAATAACGAGAAGTTAGCCTTCTTGTTTGACGATTGTACGAAGAAAGCTGAGAATATCCGCAAATTCCAGGAACATGCGAAGTTATTGGAATCGGGTAAGTCCAATATGGAGCGCCTTTTAACTCCCCGTGGCAAAAGTGTGGGGAATACGGTACAAGTCGCCCAGAGTACGGCCAGAGCGCTATTATCTCGGGTTATTTACAATAAGGATTGGACGAAAGAGCGTGAAGCTCATTTGTTTAACAAGAATAACGATATTGCGACCTATGACGCACTAGATGGCAAAACATCGACGCCCATGGCTAAAGAAATGGCGGATTTGCTCAACAAATACCGCGATATGCGTAATGCAGAATCAGTACGATCGGGGGCTTTATCGATTGAGCATATTAGCCAATACAAGTATTTAGACCATAATCACGATGCTACTAAGATGATTAGCGGTGGAAGTAATCTTGTTCAGACGGCTAAAAACCTAATGAATGGAATTAAAACTACGATTGAACCCAAGATGGCGTGGATCAATTACATTAAACCTAAACTTGATTTAGAGGTGATGTTTCAATCGAATGCTAAGGCATGGTTAGCTGATGGCAAACTTGATATGAAGTACGTCGATGAAGTGTTGGAGCGCGTATTTGATAACATTACGACGGGTAAGAATGAACTATTTACTAAGTCATTTGTAGCGAATGACCGTGAAGCGGTTAAGAATAAGATGCGTATGCGTCTATTATTCAAGGATTGGCGTTCATGGGGCGAATATAACGAGAAGTATGGGCGTGGCAGTCTGCAAGCCGCATTACAGGCCGATATGATGCGCTCAGGTGGCAAGATTGGCATGGCTGACTTCTTTGGTGACAATCCTAGCTCGATGTATTTAGATTTGAATAAGTTGCAATCCAAGATTGGTGTAAAGTTATCAAAACTTCAAACAATGCAATCTTGGATGACTAGAAATGACTTTACGTTTAAGAATCTATTGGGCGCCTCTCCCAGCTCGGTAAGGCCAGAAGCTAGCAATTTTATGGCATCACTTCGAGGCTATACGTCAGCCATTAGTGCTGCAAGAATCACATTAAGTAGTCTTTCAGATACGGCGCACATGGCGGAATATATTGGTCGATTTGGCAAGAATAGATTTGCCTCTTTCGGCTATATGTTAGCCAATATGTTTAACAATAAAATGGGGGAGCTTGCGTTTCCTGAACGTGTAGAAATTGCTCGGCAATATAAATTAATGGTTGATACGCATATCGGCTATATGGCTAATATGATGGATGCTCAGAATGTTGGCGATGTAATGAATAGAGTGGCGTCCGGTGCATTTAAGTTTTTCCAGACTGAGGCAATGGATAAGGGTAACAAAATAAGCGTACTACATCTTATGGCAGATAATCTGGGTAGAAATTCTAGTAAGTCTTGGGAGCAATTGAATAAGCATTTACGCAAGCAATTAGATAACCATAACATATCTGAGCATGAGTGGGAATTATTGCGCGGAAAGACTGAGAAGAATTTATTTACATTAGAGAATGTGGACAGATTAACTGATGCTGAATTACGAGAGTACTTTAATAAAACTGGTGGTAAAGGATCACTTGTATCGATCAAGAATGACCTCTATAGAAAAGTTTATTCGATGTTTGACGTGGCGGCGGAAAACTCCATCCTTAACCCAGGCGCCTTTACCAAGGCTAACATGTTCGGCAATAGTTTGCCTGGTACGTTGCAGGGTGAGTTCTGGCGTATAATAACTCACTTTAAGAGTTATCCGCATAACTTTATTGATCGGGTATGGATGCAAGGTTTGCAGAATGCAGATACCAAGGTGCAGAAATTGGCATTTGCCACGCGTCTGATGGCAATGACGATGCCATTATCATTTTTATCGACATGGCTTGGTTATTTTGTGCAGGGAAAATCATTGCCTGATATGGATGATCCTAAGTTTTGGATAGGTATGGCATTGCCAGGACTCGGGATATTCTTAAGCATTCTCGATAAAAAGAATCAGAATCAAGATTTATTATTTAGTATTGCAAGGTCACCCAGCATGGGATTAGTCGCTAATATGTTGTCTAGCGCATTGTCGCTTGCGACGGGTGATCCTGATAATGCTCAGAAACGATTTAAAAAGGCTATGCGTTCATTATTGCCAATGGATTCTGTGCCATTTATTGCGCCTTGGTTACGTGAGATGCTTGGCGACAAATCGTATTTAGCGCCTGGCCAACATCAATTATACGGAGCATAGAACATGACCCAAGTTATAACCCCGCAACAAGGAACCATTAATCAATATGTAGCTGATGGCGTAACAACGACCTATACCTATTCATTTCTTATTTTGCAGGCAAATTCTGCAAACTCTGATATTGCCGTATATGTGACGCCGCCTAATCAAGCGGCAAATCCTGTTGCGGATTTAGTTCCTTATACAAGTTATACGGTTACGGGTGTGGGTGTGACAGCGGGTGGCACAGTGATATTTAATACTGCGCCTGCTATTGGGTCAATCATTACGTTATCAAGAAACATGCAAGTATCCATTACAACCCAGTTTAATGATGCGCAAACATTTAATGGGCAGAGTTTAGATAATGCGTTCCAGCGTATTATTTTAATACTACAGCAAATGCAGGGAACTTTTACGATTAATGCAGGTTCAACCGGCAGTATTAGTCGTGCGCTTCAATACGTGGTTGACACTTATTTACCTACACAGGTTAATAATATCTTACCATTGCTGACCAACATAGATAATCAAGTATGGATTAGCCAAGGTGGCCAGATTGTAGCGGCCGTTATTGAGGAGAATCCCAGTAGTAGCACTTTACGCGGTCAATTAGCAAGCCAGACAGCGGGTGGAGATGGTACATCATTAGTAGGTTACTTTGATCAAAATTCACAGACGGGTGAAACATTAGCAAAATATCTTAATACTTCAAATATATATGGGGTGGATACGGGCGCAGTTAATGCGCTAACTTTTAACGTTGCGCTTACCAGTGCATTTTCTGCTTATCAAAAAGGAATGATTGTTAGGGTATTGGTCAATCATACTAATACTGCGGCTGCAACGCTTGCGATTAGCTCAGCAGGAACAGTTAACATTAAACGTACTGCAAGTATTGCGTTACAGCCTGGTGATTTAGTTGCTGGGCAAATTGCTGAGATGCAATATGATGGAACACAAATGTTATTGCTTGATGTTGCGCAACCCTATTATGGCGTTGATACATCCGTTGCAGCCAATACGATTACGGTAAATTTAAATCCTGCACTTGCTATTTACAATGCTGGATATCCGGTGATGTTAGTTAAAATAGCTAACACCAATACAGGTGCCACAACGATTGCCATTAATGGATTAACAGCCAAAGCAGTTGTTCTTCCTAATGGCGGTGCATTGATTGGTAATGAATTATATGTCGGTATGATTGCAGAATTTGTTTATGATGGTGCTAATATTCAATTATTAAATCCTGCTAGGGTATTTGCAACTAGCGCTCAAGTATTAGCTGGCACGGTGGCTAATTTACCGGTTACGCCAGCAGGATTAGCGTCTGGTTATAATGTGGGAGGTGGGTATATTCAACTTCCAGGCGGTTTGATAATTCAATGGGGATTTACATCGCCAATAACTGTTAGTGGGAATGCTAATTTTACTTTTCCTATTCCATTTCCTAATGCATTTTTTGGATATGCCGTTACCTCTCAGCTTACAAATCCTGCGCAATATGCTATTGCTAGTGTTAATGAGGGCGCCTCAAATAATACAAAGTTAAATGTAATTAACACGGCTGGGTCAACTAATACATCATCATTTAGAGTCGTTGTAATGGGATATTAAAATGAGCTTACGCTCACTGGAAGGCGAATTAAAGCGTTTAACAGAATTGGCGGATATCCAAGATGCTAGCGATTATTATTGTGAACGAGATGATGATGGCAATCTCGTGGTTAGCTTTTATGATGATACGGTAGAACGGCTTCCTGTATTACCATTTCGACCTTATCAATGCGATGTTCAGCGTAAACTATTTGTAGAGGGTATATCGCGGTTTTTTCTTGTTAGACCTCGCCGATCAGGAAAGGAAGTCGAATCATGGAATATGATTTTACAAGGTGCGATTGAGGCGCCAGGTTTATACATGATGATATATCCTACTAACGTTCGCGCAAGGATTGTGTTATGGGAAGGTGCTATTAGTTTAGATGGCGGAGAAAGTCTTAAATTCCTTGATATGATTCCTAAGCGTTTTATTGCTGGAATCAATAACCAAGATATGTCTATCAAATTAAGTAATGGTTCGGTTATTCGTGTGATTGGATCGGACATTGATCCTGATAAACTTCGAGGTGTGAACGTACGAGGTTGTGTATTCTCTGAGTATGCGTTCTCAGATCCTAGAGTGCTTCATATCTTAATGCCGGTATTTAGACAGAACCGTGGGTGGTTTATTTTGCAGACGACCTTTAATGGTATGAACCATGCCTATCATTATATGATGAACGTTAAGAATAATCCGGATTGGTATTGCCGGGTTGATAGTGTTGAAAGCTTGGTTGATGAAGCTGGCGAGCGTTATGTAACTGATGCGATGATTGAAGATGACAGGCGCTCTGGCATGCCTGAATTCATGATTCAGCAAGAATACTATTCTGTTGTTAAGCTGAACGAAGAGACGCTTTATTTTGCTAATGAGATGAATGTGATTTTCCAAGAGAAACGTATTGTTAGCCAGCTTATGTTGCCGGATAGACCGGTGCGCGCTTTTATGGATATTGGGGTGCGCGATCCATCTTCTATATTGCTTGCTCAGATGGATCATATGGGTAAACCTCATGTTATCGCTTACATGGAAAACAATAATAAGATGTTCGAATATTATGTAAGGTGGGCAGAATCAGTTTGTGTTAAACATGGGTTATCGTTCCAATCTATTTATAGTCCTCATGATGGCGTGAAGAAAGAATTCGGATCAGGTAAGAATGTCGTTGATTTCGGCCGTGACCTTGGTTATCGCGTCTATATTGTGCCACGCCCTGTGAGCAAGTTTAATGCCATTCAGTCAATGCGACGGATGCTATACCGCACCTTGTTTAACAAAGAGCAAACCCAGCGTTTACTGGATTGCTTATCTAACTACTCGAAAGAATATGACACCAAGGCTGGTATGTTTAAGGATGACCCTAAGCATGACTGGGCATCGCATGGGGTAGATTCTTTTCAAACAATGACGCTTGCGATTGATGGCAATATGCTTAATGAAAGATCGGCAGAAGTGGTTTATATTAATCCTCAATAGGGAGAAATTTATGGTTACGTTGGGATTTACGTTTAGTTATTCGGATACGGTTACGGCTGGTAAGGCTTTCCCGTTCGCATCAAGTTATATCTTGGTTGGCGGCTCTGGCGATTTAGTTTATGAAGCGCCGGATGGTTCTGCCCAGTGGGTGCCGAGTGCGCCGGTTGGCTATAATCCAATTTCTGCCGTCAGAGTTTTAGCGACGGGAACCGTAAATGGTACGTTGCGTACAACGACTGCGACTAGCATGGTCTATTGTTCAGCGCCTAAGTTTTAGGGGTTATTATGCACTATATAACACATCTTTATCCGCCGGTTATAGGATTACTGTATACACCGTTTCCGCCTATTACGATGGATGGAATGGTGTTTTTGACCAGCTCAACAGATGACATGATGTTTCTTGATGGCACTGAGATGTTATTTTTAGGGAGTTAAGCAATGGCCGCAGAAAATTGGAATCAAAAGTTTTTAACGAATCCCATTACGACAAATCAAGTGGGAGATTTGCTTTATTTTGCTCGTAGCCCATATGGCCCTGGCAATGATGCGGTTATTACTTGGGTTAACTTTGCAGCTCAGTTTTCTACTCCTGCGCAGATTCAATCATCAACTTTTAATTTCGCTACTGATACCGGATCAAGTGGTACAAATTATGTTATTGCATTAAACCCACCTCTTCTAGCTAACTCCGAAGATGTTTTGATATTAATGACGCCAACTCATACGAGTACGACAACGACGCCTACATTAAATATTAATGGACTAGGTGCATTGCCTATTGAGCTTAATGGCGGAATACCCATTACTATCGGTGATTTACTTATCAATAATGTGGCAATGTTAATCTATAATGCAACACAGAATGCTTATATATTGCAGAATCCAGTTAATATCGTCACTCAGAACGGTATTATTCATCAGGTGTATAACTTTGCTATCGATTCAGGTGCCGCTAATGCTTATGTTGTAACAACGCTTACCAATCCTATTGCGTATAGTGATGGTACATTGATTTCGTTTAAGGCAGCGCATGCTAATACGGGTGCATCAACAATTAATGTAGATGCAATCGGTGTAGTTCCGTTAGTTTTGAATGGAAATATTGCGTTGCCATCGGGTGCTATTGTAATTAATGGTGAATATTTTGCGATGTACAATTCCACATACAGTGGTTTTGTATTAATAAATCCTGCTACTGCTGGGGCGTTTCTACCATTAACCGGTGGAACAATGACGGGCAATATTGTATTTGCTACAGCACAAGGAATACAAACTAATACAAGTGCGGGCAATACAGCATTATTACAAGCATATAATACGAATACAGCTGCTTATGTAACATTCGCCACCTTAACAGCCAATAATCCTCCCACGTTTGATTTGAGCGCATCGACGACTATTGGTGGCAATCCTATTTCAGTTTCCCCTTTGACGACAAAAGGTGATTTATTTAGTTTTACAACAACGAATGCGCGATTACCGGTAGCTTCTGGCGATGGAAAGATACTTCAAGTATTGGCTTCAGCATCAACAGGGCTTGCTTATTCAACAGCGACCTATCCTGTAACAGCGGGCGCTGCTGGAAATGCTATCACTAGTGATGGAACAAACTTTGTATCAAAATCAATAGGCAGTAGTTTTACAACAGCAATGGATATGCTTCTAATGGGCGGCTAAATAATTTAATTGGAGTAATTTTTATGGCAGGTACAGCACCAAAAGTATTAGGACAATCAGCACCACTAGCAGCAACGCTTACAACACTATATACAGTGCCCGCAGCAACAAGTGCTGTTGCAAGTACAATTACTGTTTGCAATCAATCATCAACGCCTACTAAGTTTCGTGTATCTGTTGCGCCCGCTGGTGCTGGTGATACAGCGTCACAATATTTATATTATGATGTTGCTATTGCTGGGAATGATACATTTGCGGCAACGTTTGGAATAAGTTTAGCGACGACTGACGTAGTGCGTTGTTACGCAACGTTAGCAACCCTTTCATTCAGTTTATTCGGCGTGGAGAATAGCTAATATGTCACAAGGATTTACAAATGGTATTACTTTTACATTTCCTATTACGCTTGGTCAAGGCGGAACGAATGCAGCATTAACAGCTAGTAATGGTGGTATTTTCTATAGTACTGCCAGTGCTGGAGCTATTCTTGCAGGTACTGCGACGGCTGGATTAGCTTTATTATCTGGGGCCAATACAGCGCCAACTTGGTCAGTAAGTAAGCCTATTACGCAAATAGGATTGCAAACTTTTGTGAGTGTCGGCGCCAATACTTATACCCCTACTGCTGGGACCACGTTAGCTTGGGTTGAATTATGGGCTGCTGGATCGGGAGGAAGTTCATCTAATAGTGCAACTATATTTGGAAATGGTGGTGGTGCTGGCGCATATTCTGCACGTTGGATCTCTAACCCTGTGTCAGTTACTATTTCTATAGGGACCGGCGGAAATGGAGCTAATGCTAATAGTGGATCTAATGCAACAGACGGCGGCGATACTACTTATAATTCAACTGATATCGTTGCAAAAGGTGGGACCCATCCTGCAAATGGCGCAGGAACCGGAGGCGCTGGTGGTCTTGCTTCTGGCGGAGCAGGAGATTTAAAACTGAATGGGGGTCAAGGTAATGGCAACCCTCAAGCATTGGCTGGCATCATTCCACATGGTGGTTCATCCCCGAGAAATATTCCATTACCTTCATTAGCAAGTGCTGGTGCAACAGCGGCCCCTGCTAATTCCGGCGGAGGTGGTAGTGCTGGTAATAGTGCAACAGCAGGAGGAGCGGGTGCTTTAGGTTATGCAGTCGTTACCGAATTTAGATCAGCTTAAGGAGTATTTATGAGTCAAGGATTCACGCATAGTTTAACGGTGCCATTACCAGTCGCGCAGGGTGGTACAGGTGTTACGACTTCAACAGGAAGTGGCAGTACGGTATTAAGCGCATCTCCCACATTTACGGGAACGCCTGTATTAGCAACGCCTAGCGCCACGAGTCTCACATTCACGAGTACTACTGGGCTTGTCGGTACGACGACTAATGATAATGCAGCGGCGGGGAGTGTTGGCGAATTTGTATCTAGTAATATTGCCGCTGCTTCCGCAATATCAATTAGCTCTAATACTCCTAAAAACTTAACATCTATATCTTTAACAGCGGGTGATTGGGATGTATGGGGAAATGGTGTGGTAGTATCCGCTGGTAATTCTATGACAGAAACTTTTGTAGGGATAAGTACAAGTACAGGGACTCAGCCAGATTTATCACTTGTTGCTCAATACTTAACAAGTGTAACTAATATGGGTAGCATGGGGTTAAATGCGCCTATGCAAAGAATAAGTCTATCAGGAACTACGACTATATATTTAGTTGTAACGGCAGTATTTTCAACAAGCACAGCTACTATGTATGGTGGCATTTATGCAAGACGTAGACGCTAAATCTTAACCACACAATCCGCATTGATAAAGATTTTAATTAGGAGATCGAAAATGAAAGACAAGAAAAGTAAAAAAGGTAAAATGAAAGAAGATAAACGCCGTGAAGAGCGCGAAGAGAAAAAGGAACGGAAAAAGCGCTAAATATTCTTTCGTTTTTTTGCTTTGGGGACCTTATTGGGCAACTTCTTCCCCTTTGGGGTTTCCTTCGCCCAGCGCTTAGCGATCTCTGGGTGCGTGGCATAGAGGTATGCGCGTTGTTTTTTTGATTTGAAAGGTGGCATTGCTTTTCTCCTAAGTCATTAAATCTTTTACCCCGTCTGGCCTTACCTGATCGTCGTCGCCAGAGTATCGATACATCTCTGTGATAACCGTCTGACTTGAACCGACAATAGTAGCCTCTACCTCATCTAATCTAATTAACGCGGCATTAACGCCAAGCGCAATAGAGGTTAGCATAAAGCAGTAGAATACGTGGAGTATGTATTTCATGATAGTCCCTTAGAGGCCGGGGTAGCGGCCTCGTCCAGGATATTACACGCAGGTTTTTTAAAAAGGTATGTCCGAATCACCGAAATCGTCCTTTTTTTCTGTTGTTGTTGCCACTTTGTTGCCAGTTGCTACGAAGTCAACGATAACGTTTTTGGGATCGTACTTGCTTCCCTCTTCCGGCATATCGGTCGCAATGAGGCAGCGACCCGTCTTGTCGACGCACATTTCAGGATTGATAGCGCCGCGTTTGCATTGCTCCTCAAGTCCGACCGCTCGGAAGAAGTGAGCGAACAATTTTTTGTAGTTGGCACTCAGATAGCAGTCTACTATTTTTGATGACCCATCTTTGGCAAATACTTGTACAGATAGTTTGATCGACTGATTCCCATTTCTGCTGTTTGTATGCGTATTTGCCGTTTTGACCAAGAAATCGTATTCACCATCTGGCAGTAGGCCGAATAGGGCTTGCTCGTCGGTTGGATCGAATGGGTCGAAATTAAACATTGGTTGATTCTCCTTTAATGGTTTGCGATTGTAGGTGAGTGATTATTTTTTGGATAGATGATTGTGATAATTCGTCAATGGTAGTGGCATTGCATTTATCTAGCCACTTTTCGAATTTCTCGGGTTCCACATGGAACAATTCAACGAGGCGCTTCAATTCTTCGACTTCTTCTTTGGTGGCTAACGCCTCGACCACTGCATCACGCTCTAGGATGTCCTTGCCGTACCGTTTAGCGATTTCTGGATAGCTAAAGGGGAATACCTCACCCTCTGGGAAACCCTCAACCCGTGTCTTTTTCACGATAGCAACCCGATCCTTGCCGCGCTTTTGAATCTCGAAAGCGAGGTCAAACAGGTAATCGAGCTTTTTGTATCCATCAAAGGTGGTTCCGATAACTTTTAGGTTTTCGCCATATTCATTTTTAGCATGGCAAGTAATAATAATATTCATGTCTAGCCGCAATAGAAGCGCTAAGAGGTGCTTCATCTGGCGGTTGACGTAATTGTAGTGTCTACCAAATTCCGTGCCGTGCTTGTCAGCGGATTTGTCTAAGAGGTCATTATAGATGGTGGTTAGCGGATCGATGACCAATGTTTTGTAGTCATGCTTCTCAGAGAGCAACGCTTTGACTTGTTCGATTAGTTCGTCGAAGTCAGCGGTTTGCAATATTGCGCCGCCTCCCTTTTCCAATATCTTAACGTAGGCTTCGTTCTCACTTCCGCGCTCCGTATCGATAAGATATACCTTGGGAAAGCTAATGGCGGCCGTTGTCTTACCGGCTCCGGGTGCGCCATAGAATAGGGCTTTCAGCCTTTTTTCAATAGTGGTCGGTTTCTTTGCTTTTAATTTACTCATTGTGGATCTCCTTGTTTAACAGTAATGGAACCTTCCGCATCCTGCTCGCAGTCGATGGCGAAAGGATCGCGGTTGGGTTTTTCTTCTTCGATCAAATCGAGTTCTTCTTTGACACGCATATCGATATGCGTTTCGTAGTAATCCGTGACGATAGTTTTAAGCATCTTCAAAAGATCGTGGATAGAATCGGGTGATTCAGCGACCAAGACAGAAGCAATAACGTCGCCCAAAATGAAGTTATCGTACGCCATCATATCCTGAAAGATTAATGCGCGTTCTGTGTGCCCTTCCATACATTCTCGTAGCAAATAACCGGATACCTCAACACGCTCAATATCGGATATCTTCCCGCCTGATTCTGCTAAGGAACGAATGTATCTATCTGCCGTCATATCCCTATCTTTGATTACGCTCATATAACCCTCATGTCTGGTTGAATAAAAGGAAGTGTAAACCTATTGTTTTCAATTGTCAACACCCTGTTTGCATGATAGAGTGAACGCATATTTTAACAGGGGTGTGTTATGTCAGCATCAGAAGTCATCAAAGAGTTACTCAAGGCGACGGGTTTAAGTCGGACGCGTTTGGCATACAAGTTAGGTCTTGAGGGGCGAATGATTGTGTCATATTACGAGCGCAAAATGCGTTTTCCAAGTCATCCTACCTGGTTGAAAATGATTGAGCTTTGCAAGGAATATAACGTACCGATTACGTTAGAGATGTTACGGGAAGATCCTGAACCAACCAACCCCGAGGCCAAGGATAACCGCGGGGAGGAGGATTTTACTCGACATGGATTCTAGGAACAATTATAGGGAGGTCGCCCTATCTAATTAACTTATCAAAAATGTAATTCAAAAGCTATATCTATTCGCGCCTATTTGTGAAATGCTGGTATCTCCGCAGTTGAAAGATTTTCCTCTCTAGGAGTACGCTTTATGACTTCCACTAATTCAGATTGCAATGGCAATTGTCCCGGTCCTATGGGTCCGCAGGGTCCAATGGGTCCCGCAGGAATGCAGGGTCCACTCGGCCCTCAAGGGCAGGCTGGACAATCCGGTGCACAAGGCGTTCCAGGCCCAGCAGGCCCCGCCGGTGCTAACGGACAAGATGGTATAGGTTTACCCGGCGCAAATGGCGCTGTCGGTCCTGTCGGTCCGCAAGGCCCCGCAGGTCAGCAAGGGTTGCAGGGTCAACCAGGACAGAATGGCTCTATGGGTCCTCCTGGCCCACAAGGCAATCAAGGCCAGCAAGGCCCGCAAGGCGTTCCCGGGGATTGCGTAGAATGCCCGTGTAATTGCGATGCGAATGAATTTGCCGAAGTATACTCACAAGTTGCTCAGCAGTTAGTAGCATCTCCTGGCACTAATATGCCAGGCGGAACGGTTTTATTCGAAAATACGATTGTTGCAACCGCTGGTTTTGATGCAAGTCTTGCCGCGAGTGCAGGTCAGCTTAAAGTCCTCAAAGCAGGTTGGTATGACGTTGCTGCGGGCATGACAGGGACTTTAAACCCTATCCCTGCCCCACTACCAGTCTGGACTTTATCGCTGTTTTTGAATGGCGCAATAGTCCCAGGATCGACATTTAGTAACGTTCCTCTGTCGCCAGCGCAAGCTAGCAACGAGATCACGGCGGACACGTTTGTTTATTGCAATGCTGGGGATGTACTCAGTCTTGCAAATACGTCTGGTGCTCCTGTTTTCCTCTCGGCGCCGACACTGGGCACTAATAGCCAGACCAATAGCGCGTACTTAAAATGTACGGTTTTACGTTTAGGAGCAAAGTAGATTACTAATCATCTAAACGGATCATTTTAAAAGTGGGATAAATGACGGGTAGGAATTCTACCCGTCTACACTTAGGACATTTGTGGGAATACTTGGGCGGATTGCTCATTTGCACCCATGATTCATCTCCCGTCATTTCTCCGCCACATACACACTCGTAAGTGACAACGACTGTCCGGGCTGCGTGTTCTCTTTCTGGCATAAAATATTTCCTAATTGGAGGCTGCCTACATCCTACACTAGCGGAGTGCCTCCTAATTTAAGCGCGCCATATAGGAGGACAAAATTACGCTAGGTGGCACGATCTATTAACCGGCGATCTCGGCAACCATAATTCTTGGCCTATTTTCTTCAACTACTTGGAGCTTACTTGTAGCTTTTTAGGAGTCATTAAGACCTTTTTATGTTTCCTGGTCGCCTGAATATCGTCGGCCATTAATCTTGGCAATCGGCCAGAATTGCACTGGCTCATATCTGCTACCTGTTTCATTGACATATGTGTTAATTCACTTTCAGTCAACGATTAACTCGGAGCCCACGACATGGCTAAGAGTCATCCCGCGCGTCACTGTCCGCGCCGCGATTGCCATAATTCTTTGGCCTATTTTCCCTACAGCGACTCTCTCGCGTTGTAAGTATCGTCGGCCATGCTCTATTCTCGATATTTAAAGCGGTAGTAACTTTCGTAATCAAAGATTTCATGTCGACAATCCATCTTCGCAGTCTTACTTGTTACCTATAACCGTCGAGCCACCTATGAGCAGTCGGGGTTCTTTGGCCTATTTTCCCATGCGAGCTGTCCTGGTATTGGCGGCTCATTGCATAGTATCGTCGGCCATAATTCTTTGGCAACCGGACCCGGTTCCTACGGGCTAGTGAGCGGCTTTTTGGCACCGTCTACCATTTTGAACCCGTTGTCTCATTCATTCTCACGGGTCAACGAGAATTAACGTCCCAGGCTTAGGGCCTCGATTGCCATAATTCTTTGGGAAATCAAGTTCGGCTTTATGAAGTGTGTTCAACGCCTACAAGGAGACTTTGCCTTCATTGAGAACGCCTTTCTCAGGTCGCTTGATTTCCCATAATTCTTTGGATAGCCCTACAGTTTCACCGACTGCTCCGCCCAGCGTTAATAATTTCTCATTATCTGGGTTGGTTGCGCCAGGGCTATCCCATAACTGGTGGGGCACGACTTGCCACCCATTGCATTGATAGACACCTGGCGTCTGAATTTATGGTGCAACTCTATCAATCTAGGTTCAGCCTATCGTTGCCTACTGGCGTACCCCATATTCTTTGGCTCTTTGTCTCACCGGAGACCACTCTACAGAATCGAACTGTACTCCCTTCGTTACCGAACCTCAGCCACCGAGCCGGAGTCGAACCGGCATTTTTCTTTGGCAATCGGCCAGAATTGCACTGGCGGCTTTCTAGTCATGTTGTTTCCAACACTCCCCAACATCAGGTGTCCAGTTTCGGCCTGTCAATGCGAAGCAAGTGGGGCTGTGCGTGGCTCTACGCCGCGATTGCCATAATTCTGGGGAAGCAGGAATTTCACCTGCACTTATGTGGATTTAAAGCCCACCGCTCTACTGTATTATCCTAGGTTATCCCAGCCTTAAGCTATTCCCCGCTAACCTTGGCACCCCATGTCTACTCATCGTCAGCAAACACGCTCATTCAAAACGTTTGGGGTGCCATTAATCTTCATTAATTACTTCATCGTATGAAGCCTCAAATATATCTGGCTTACACGGATAAAATTCGCCTTTAATACCTTTTATGATATAGTCGCCAACATTGGCTGTCATGTTGCCCTCTAATGTTGGAATAGTGAGTTCAATGCTTTCACCATTATCAATCCAATCGCATTTACTATTCATCCATCTGCATATTTCCAGCAAGCTATATTTAGTTAGTTGATGCGCTTCAATTACTATAGGTTTTTTCCTATATTTAGCCATTATTCCTTCCTCTTATAAATCCTATCCAAAAGGTCTTTGTGCGCTTGTCATCCAATCCTTCTTTTTCTTTGTCCATACGTGTGTATAACCAAAACCAAATATTTTAATAGTCCAACACCACATGATGCCATTCCATTCGCCTACAGTTAAATCCAATATATAGGGAATATCTATTCCATATTGACGACCATATTTTATCCAGTTTGGAATATGCCACATCATTCCTTCCTCTTATAAATCCGCGAACCATGTTCTTTCCTGGTCAAATCCCCAGCACTCGTCATAATCTTTTGTTCCTGGCACTTCACACAACATACCGTTATCAGCGTTTTACCAACACGCGGATGGCTCATGACATTAGTCAAGTTTATCGGCCCCCTCGGTGATTTGCTATCATCTGGAGGAACGAACGTTCTCTCTTGTTCACGCCATTTGTGTCGGCAAAACATTATTGTTTATCCGCCCCAGCGTTTTCTCTCAACATTTCCAATTCTCTATCAACGGCACGATTCTCGTCTATTTGGCGACTTTTATGTTCTTCTAGTGATTTTATTCTCTTTAATAGTTGGATCGATATGTCTGATTGCCCTCTATCTAATGCTTCTAAATGTGAAATTCGCTCATTGAGACGTAAAAAGCATGTATCAAAATCAGTTAATTTTTTCCAATGATGGCCTATCTCAATCATTATTTGATTTATATCATCATGAATTTGAGTAATGTTGCATTGTAATTCTGCCGCTATCTTGAATAGCGTTTTTTGTTCGGTATCTGTCATTTTCCTATTTCTCTCTCTAATTCTTTGATCGCATCATTTAAGTACCATTGCGCCTTCTTTAAGGCTTCTAATCCGTCTTTACTTTCATGACGCCATATGTACTTAACGACGTTACCAAGGTTAAAACTCATATGTCGCGTCACATCAATACATTCAATGCGTCGACCACATTCACATTGGGCACGTGAACTGTTGTAATGAATGGGATGGTTTATATTGTCTGTCATTTTACCACCTCCGCATATATCTCATCATCAAGAACATCGTATGAGGTTATACGACAGCGTTGATAAACTCTAGCCTGTGCTTTTTTAACGGCTGCCGATTCAGTGGACGCTTCCACCTCCTCCTCAAATAAAATATCAGCGCGTATACGTCCCTCTACCTTCCATTTTTGCATCGTTTCATTCTCGCTATATCATCACGTAATTGTTTCATGCCGTAAATCTTATGCGATTGTTGGCTAAAATTGGCGGCGTTAATCTTTTTGTCGATTAATTTGATGATGCCGTCTAGGGCTATACTAAAGCCTTCTTCGTAGCCTTTATCAAAATAACATGCCTCTGTCGACATCGTTTAAGTCCATCAGTTGTAAGTTAAGAGTACGCATGTTATCTTGTATCACAGTCACAAGCAAGAGGAATGTAGCAAATGGCAAAGAAAAAAACGATTGTGAAAGAAGTGTGTCGAGCAGATAAATGTAAGCGCAAAGCAACCGTGCTTAAACATCATCTATGCCGTACGCATTATGTAAGACTATTGCGTACGGGGACGACAGAGGGTGGGCCGATACGGAAACCGAAGAAAATCAAGCCTTATTATGAGGTATGATGTAATTGATTAGATTGGGGTTTAGCGTAGGATAGTGGGACGCTGGTTAAGAGCGCCCCATACCATGAAGTTGATACAGGAGTATCTAAATGCAGAAACATAATAACGACAAATGGTTTTCAAGACAAGTCGAAGAGATTCTGCGCCATAAGAAAATATCATTATCACCGTTAGCCAGGCTCGTATTATTGGAGTTTGCACACCATTGCGATCGAGAAGGAAATGGTATCGTTTCGCGTAGTGAAATAGCCGTTGCGCTTGGCATGGCAAAGAACAATATTTCGCGCTTTACACGTGGTTTTGAACAATTAAAGATCATGACAAAAACTAAACAATTCATAAGAGGAAGTTGCGGTATGAAACCAAATAAATTCAAAATTCACCTACAGGTGATCATAAATTGTTCCACCGATCACCTGGGTGAGATCACGATCGATCCGACGCCCTTTGTTTACGCTAGAAAGGCCGCCGTTATTGATGAAAATGATGTTGATCAAATTTTATCACCTAGCATCACGGTGATGCCACCCTCGCATCACGGTGATGCTGTAAAGCTTAGAACCAAGAATCTAAACAAAGAGCAAGAGCCATTAGATATTGGCCGACTAGCGTCGGCCGATCAAAATTTACCCACTCCTTTGGATTTGCCTTTGGATGCCTTCTTTGAGGACTTCTGGGCGTCCTATCCGCGGAAGGAAAAGAAGGCGGAGGCAAGGAAGATTTGGATACGGGAGCGTCTCGATTCGATCGCGGGTCAAATTGTGGAGGATGTGAGGCAGCGACAGATTCGACATGACCGGTGGGAGAATCGTTCGTTTATTCCCTATCCGACAACGTACTTGAATGGGGAAAGTTGGAACGATGAAATAGTTGAGCGACAAAAGTTATCGGTGAATGCGCGAAATGGTAAGTTTGATTCGGCCCAATGGTTAGTAGACGGAGTGAAAAAAGATTATGAGAAGCAACGAGGAAATGCGGAAAATATTTTTAATGTTTCAGACTATCTTTCTAAAAAAGTGGACTGATAATTTTACATCGACTGAAATTATTGCGATTGCAATTGAACAATGGAAGAAAGGATTAACGGGGATTAGTGATGAAGCTATTGCGAAAGCAATCGATCATTGCAGAATGAATCTAGAATGGCCGCCTAGCATTGCCGAGTTTATTGGCATATGCGAAAAATTTTGTGGTGTGCCTTCCGTTGATGAAGCTTTTCAAGCGGCAATACGGCGCGACTTTGATCATCCCGTGATTAAACTTGCGTTTGATAAAGTAGGAAGTTGGGCAATGCGAAATGATAATGAAGATGTATTGCGAAAGAAATTCAAGGACGCGTATCGGGAAGCATTAGGATTTTATCGCGAAGCAAATGCAATGAAACACAAACAATTGGAGTCTGCGAATGATCGATAATCAAAAAACAAACGGCGAGTTATTCAAATATACCGAAGACGATCCGCAGCCACCGCCGTCACCATTGCTTGCAGAATACATGGCGAAAAATAACATCGACAAGAAAATGAATCTTGAAGATGCAAGGAAATGGTTTAACGGATTGCGCGCCACACTTGCCGTTAATAAGCGTACCGAAAAGGAATATCGCCACCATGACAAGTGATGTGATGAAAGAAATTAAACGGCAGATGAATATTCCGAAGCGTCACACCCTGCGGCACTACATCACGCAGGCGGGGCGCTTGTACGGCGAGCCGGAGAAATCCTTGGCGACCTATGCGGACGAGCAAGTCATTGCGAACGAGGGTGACTTGGACGGCGCGATCGAGTGTTTCAAGGGATTGCTACCCGTGGAGGACGCTTTAGCCGCAGCGAAGGCCGCGAAGCTCGCGAGGTGGCAGCACCCAAAAAAGTGAAGGGATACGAACCTAAACCCTCGAGAAGCTGCCCATTAGGGCAAGGAAGGGGTCAAATTTGAGCGCAGGGAGACGATAATGCCGAGATGGGCTGCAAGGACCGACAAAACACAATCGACGATTGTAGAGCGTTTACGGAGCTTAGACGTGATTGTCCGAGTTACGTCCAATGTGGGCCAAGGATTCCCGGACTTGGTGTGTCTCGATCCCTGGACTCGGGTGATCTTCCTCGTTGAAGTGAAAGATGGCGCAAAGACTCCTTCCCAGCGTAAACTTACTCCTGACGAACAACGCTTTTTCAACGAGTGGCTAGGCTGCGTCCAAATCGTGTCTAGCCTGGAAGAGGCGGATACCTTGGTTAACCAGATCCGGGAGAGAGGCCATGCTCCGCATACCCCCTGAAATACGCAACAAGCTCAAAACTCAACTCATGGACGAGGAAGGTTATCGCCAATTTGTCTATGCCGATACCCAAGGCGTATTGACGGTGGGGATAGGCCGAAATCTCGTTACCACGGGCTTAACGGTCGGGGAGGCCATGTACTTGCTGGATAACGATATCGTTCGATGTGAGAACGATTTGTGGCGTCTGTGTCCGTTTTATCGCGACCTCGACAATGCCCGCAAGCTTGCCTTGATTGACATGACGTTTAACGTGGGCATTCAATCCTTTTTAGGTTTCAAAGCCATGATTGCGGCTATCCAAGCTAAGGATTACCACAGGGCAGCGGAAGAGATGCGTTCTAGCCTCTGGGCCAAAGAGGTCGGCAAACGCGCCGAACACCTTGCCATGATTATGGAGACTGGCAATCTGTAAAAAAATGCGCTAAAGTTAATTACCTTGGAGGACAAACATGGCCGATTTACCTAAACAGATCCCCGCAACCACACTCGCTAGCAGCGGTGCCAAAACGCATCGTCAGCCTACGGAGGCGGAACTCAAGATCCATCGCGAAGAACAACCCAAGATCCTCGCAGGCATCAAGAAATCACACGGTGCCACTATGCGCAAAGTCAAAAATATGATGGCCAATCCAATCTACGTCGATAGGGGTTCTTAACCATGATGGGCAATAAGATTACGAAAAATTTGTCAGTCTCAGCCGGTGAAATACGTACGCCAGGGCGCACTTACGGCCTCGATCTCGCCCCCTACCAGATGACAGGCGGACCTAAACCCGCTCACCAACCTCGTAATCCAACGCCTAATGACAAGGCCCAGGAACACAAGAAAGTACCCGCTATTGGTGAAGTTTTTAAGACCGTGCCAAACCGTACCAAGACTAACGTTCATCGCCAAACGAGGTACGGATCATGAAACCAGCAGCACGTACCATGCATGATCGCGGCGAACCACGCTCCCGATCAATGACCGAAGACCGCGAGAAATCGAATCGCATGTTACACAGCAATTGCCGCTGTCCAGGCTGTTGCTACATGGCAAACCAAGGTTCCATGTATTGCAGCGAACATGAAGCCGAGAAGCGTCACTACCCGGCTCATGAAGTTAAACACGTTACTCAGTACGTAAGCACCTACCCAAAGTATCCGACTGGGGTTGGTCAGCCTGAGGGCCGGAGTGGCAAGATATAGCATTGTAAATTAACACTTTGTATTCATCGATAACATCAAATGCTTGTGACGGCCATGTTTTTATACTATTTAATATTGTTATGTTTAATCCATCTATCGCAAAGAATAACGCATCTTTGTAGCCTTGATGATAACCGTCATTAAAGGGAATAATTTTTGATGTATTAGATTTAAAACCAATTTTGCAATTGTCACAGTAATAATCGATTCGTTCTTCTCGATCGCGTACGTCTTCAACGAAGGTACCGCAGTATAGGCAGCGCATTACATTATCTCCTTTTTATATTGTTCGAATTCTTTTTTCGCTTCCACTAACGCATCTTGCGCTTTAAAACATGCGCCCGACCAGTGAGGACTTTTTTCTATTGCGCCTCTACTCCGTGTTGCAATGTAGTCATTCGCAAGATCGCCAATCGGATCATTTCGTTTTTTCTGCTTTCTCAACCAATCTTCAAATTTCATTTTTAATTTCCATTTCCATTAATAATTGTTGTGCATCACATGCCAAGCATTCATCACCACATACAAGACAACAACTCATGTGTTTAACGCGCTTGATGAAAGCGATACAGTCATAGTACTTTTGTGACATAGCTTCGTGAGCAATAAGTAATTCGTGCATTGCGGGTGAGATTGTCATTTATCTAATTCCCTATATTTCCATGCTTCATCTTCTAGCTTTATTGCGCATATTAAGCAGTAGTTTTTACTAAATGTTTTATTTTCGTAAGTTATACTTCTGAATAATTCAACATGGCAATGTGAGCACGTAAATATGATTATTGGCATTTCTTTTTCTAGGTGCTTAACTACCAATGGTATATTTGATATTAATTTATTTTCGTCACAGTTAACGCATAAACATTCATGGCCGCATTTGGCGCAGATCTGTATCATTTCGGCACCTCAATTAAGCCAGATTCTTTTTTCTCTTTCTCGTAATCTCTTCCAGTGAAAAACCCACAGAAAAAAGAATCGTACATGTAATCTAATACGGTATATCCCTCTGTATTATCCAATTTATATTTTTTAATGGCTGCACGATATTTTTTCCAATATAGAGCGGCGGCATCCTCGTCGTCGTATTCCATTTATTCATCCCTCCACATCTTAAAAATGTAGCCCAATACTAAACTTGCTATGACGGTAGCGTAGGGGTGGCAGAGTAGGTCTAGCATTTTTTATTATCCTTGGCTATTTTTTCATACAAGTCTATACATGCCATCGAATCTCGTTGAAATTTCTTCTCTAGCATTGACCAATGTTTTTTACTTTTGTCACTCATACAAAAGAGACTACGCGTTACAGCGTATAATGATATTAATATTATTGGAAGTGGGATTCCTAAACTCAACTTAGAATCATTTTTACCTAGAAAATTATCTATGACTTCAAGAATTTCGTTCTCTAATTCTTGACCATACTCTAATAGCTTCTTATGTCGTGCATCCATTATTTATTCCTCTTTTTGAATTCTTCAAAGTTAGCCCGGAAACTTATTTCATCCATGAACCACATACCAGCCCAAGCGATTACAATATAGGTTAGCGGCATGAAAAAATGGTCGTCTGTAAACATCCATGCCCATACGGATTTGTACAAGCATATCGTGATAATGATGACGTTTAGTATCTGTAAGGTTCGGTATGACATTCGTGACGCTCCTATTTATCGAGTGAGATAATGATACCAAAGGCGTAAGGGGTAAACAAGGGGTTTACAATAATAATTTTGATTGATGGGGGATAAAAGTGCAATAATTAGGCATGCCCAGACGCGATATCCTTAACGATGATTTGATTTTAGTGATGGCTGAATGCGTCAGAAAAAATATGACGTATAAGCTTGCTGCCCAATATGCCGAAGTTGACGAGCGAACTTTTTATCGCTGGCGCATGAAAGGCGAAGAAGATATAGAAAATAATATTGATACAGTTTATAGCCGTCTGTGTCTTGCTCTTAAAAAAGCTGAAGGCGATGCAGCGCAAGAATTGTTAGAATTAGTTAAAGCAGCAGGACAGAAGATAAATACCTGGACAGCAGCAGCTTGGCTACTTGAACGTAGACATCGCGAAGGTTATAGTCAGAACGGCGATAAGTTTGAGAAACTCGAAGCACAAATTGCAGCACTTGGTGCGCGCTTTGAGAAACGACAAGGGAAATCAGTAGGAGCGAAATTGAATGACGAAGCACTGGATAGCGGGAGCGATAAAAAAACCGGGAGCGTTGCGAAAAGAATTGCACATCAAAAAGGGCGAGAAAATCCCCGCAAGTAAATTGAATTCCGCAGCTAAAAAGAAGGGCAAAGAAGGTCAACGTGCTAGACTTGCTAAAACTCTACGTAAGATAGGACATAAATAATGCAAGGATTACTAACCCCCGAAGTACTCGTTAACAATAGCCCAACTATTCTCGAACAGATACAAGAAGCGCATCGCGCAACCACAGGCTTTAATTCTGCAATACCCAAAGTAGAAACTGGCTCATTTGAACATCCAACTATTTCAACATTGTTGCATAAAATCCTAGAAACATTAACTGGTATCGAATTAATACTACGTAGCAAACAAGGAACTCCACTTTATGACGCCAACAGAAATAACATTGATCAACGAATCACTTGATCTACTCAATGCAGGATTAGAAAAGTTAATGCAAGTCGAAAGTAAAAATCCATCCGTATCCTATGCAGTGGGTGGTCTACATTCTATGGCACTTTTTGTTTCTAAAATGCTTGAGGTATATAACAAAGTATGACCGTGTTTCGCCTATCACAATTCAATGAGCTACAAGCAGCGCTCATTAAATCCATGTACAAGCAAGTACGCTTTCGCTGTAACGATGGCAAATGGCGCACCTTCAAAGCGGATATTACCGTGAACGGCAAGCGCTTTAACTTCGAGGCTAAGTTCAAACTCGATAACTTTTTCCTAACCCTCGGCCACTGTGAGACACGCGACAATGAAAATCGAATCCTTATTCCAGATGATAGTATTCAGGTGCCAGTCCAATGATGGCAATCCTAGTGTTTCACAACCAGACCCGACACCTACTCATGAACCTATTTACCTTCTCCCGTCGTTTCAAGCATGTGGATATATATACCCACCAAGGGGATCGATGGGTAGGCTTTCGCATGGGAAGTGATGGCGTTCAATATGCCATGGCAGGTTATACGAGGAGTAAACAAATCATCGATAAAGCCCAAGCGCAGCCCAATGTCGAAGCAGTCATCTCCATAGATGTGCAGGAAAGATGCAAGTTCAAATGGATACCACTAACCATTCCCATGTGTAATGAGCTTGCTAGGAACTTGACAGGCATCAAAATAGGCTTTACATGGTCCCCTAGGCACCTATACAACAAACTGATAAAGTATGATCATAAGCGGAACTATGAAATCTTTTATCATTGGAGGC